AACCAGGCATTGCTTAGTTGTTAGGTGAGGGTATGCATGCAGCACAAATATTGTGAAAAAGTTAACGAAGTTTTGTACTAAATGCTATTGAAAGTGGTTTGAGACATCTTGCAGTTGATATGAATTTCAACCAACTAAAAATCAAACAGCGCTTCGTATATGAAAAGTTAAAAGCGAGATAAATCAAGTATCAACGGACGTTCGCCGTTGATTTTTTTTCTGTGAAAAAAGAGAATTAGAGTGCGGCAGCGATTGCAGCTGTCGTTTTTTTATGGGGATTGGTCTTTATTTAAAAAAAGAGATTTTTTTACGGTTGTCTTACGAATGCCACCATATAGTGAAGGGTAAAAATGATCAGTAAAAAAGTCTCGGTAGCTTGATTCATTCACAACCCTATTACAAAAATAGAAGATTAGAAGTGGTCTCACTTCTCACCTTTTACATAACGCAAGCAAAATTTGCCGGAGGTGGTGGTGATGTGAAGTGGTCAATTGGAAAAAAATAAGAGAAGAATGGGAAACATCTCAGCTGACGTTAAAAGCATTAGCAGAGAAGCACAATGTGAAGCTGGGAACATTAAAAAGCAGGAAAAGCCGTGAAAAGTGGTCGAGGGATGCACAGAAAAAAGAATTCCCTCCGAAACAATTAACAGACAAGCAAAAGCTCTTTTGCACTTATTATGTGAAAAATTTTAATGCGACACAGGCAGCAATCAAGGCTGGATATGCGGTAGATAGTGCCCATGTAACCGGAAATAAATTGTTAAAACATCCGAACGTTTTGAAAGAAATTAAGCGGATGAAACAAAAGATGACGAATGAACTAGCAGTTAGCGCGATCGATGTGCTCGACAAATATATTAAAATTGCTTTTGCCGATATCACCGATTATATGAGCTTCCATCAGAAAGAAGTGCAAGCGATGGATGAGTTTGGTCCGCTAAAGGATAAAGATGGGAAGCCGGTGACGAAGCTTGTGCAATACGTTGATATAAAGGAGCCTTCAGCTGTTGATGGTACGATTATTACCGAAATAAAGCAAAATAAATACGGTGTGTCGATTAAGCTTGCCGATAAGATGAAGGCGCTGGAGAAATTGTCTCTCTATTTCGATCTGTTCCCTGATGCGTTCAAACGAAAAATTGAAGCTGAAAAGTTGAAAATTGCTCATCATAAACTAAACGATGAAAAAGCAGACTATGAGGACGATGGATTTCTTCATGCTTTAGACGGGAAGACAGAGGAAGTTTGGAGCGATAGCGATGAATAAAAAAAGAAAACCTGCACCATTCAAATTCCGTCTTTTCTCTAAAAAACAGCTGCAAGTATTAACATGGTGGAGGAAGCATTCTCCTGTCAACGATAAAGATGGCATCATTTGCGACGGCTCTGTACGAGCGGGCAAGACGATTGTCATGTCGCTCTCTTTTGTGATGTGGGCGATGGAAACTTTTCAAGATGAACATTTCGGGTTGGCTGGAAAAACGATCGGCGTGTTTCGCAGAAATGTGGCTGCACCGTTGAAACGGATGCTCATATCCCGCGGCTATCAAGTAAAGGACCAGCGGGCGGATAACATGTTATCGATCACATTTCAAGGTACAACAAATCACTTTTACATTTTCGGCGGCAAGGATGAAAGCTCACAAGACCTCATTCAAGGAATGACACTCGCTGGCATGTTTTTCGATGAAGTGGCGCTCATGCCAGAAAGCTTTGTTTTACAGGCGACAGCCCGCTGCTCAGTAAAAGGGGCCAAATTTTGGTTTAACTGCAACCCTGAAGGCCCTTATCATTGGTTTAAGGAAAAATGGCTCGATGAAAAAACGGAGAAGCGGCTAATTCATCTTCATTTTACAATGGATGACAACCTTTCATTAGCTGAAGAGACGAAAAGGCGTTATCGCCGCATGTATAACGGCATCTTCTATCAGCGGTTTATTTTAGGCTTGTGGGTGCTTGCGGAAGGAGTCATTTATGACATGTTTGATCAGGAAAAGCATGTTGTTCCAACAATCGAAAGGCCGTATAAAGCCTATTATGTCAGCATTGATTATGGTACGCAAAACCCGACCACTTTCGGGCTTTGGGGATTGCACAAAGGCATTTGGTACAAAGTGAAGGAGTATCATTACAGCGGCAGGGACAAGAAGCGCCAGAAGACGGATGCAGCATATAGCGATGATCTGAAAGCATTTATAAAAGGAATCAATCCGAACGGCATCATTGTTGATCCTTCAGCCGCTTCGTTTATAGCCCAGTTAGAGCAAGATGGTTTTGCCGTCATCCGTGCCGTCAATGATGTCGAAAACGGTATTCGCAACGTGGCGACTGTACTAAGTGAAGGGAAAATCAAATACAATGACTGCTGCCAGGAAACGTTCAGAGAGTTTGCGTCCTATATATGGGATACGAAAGCGGCTGAGCGCGGCGAAGATAAGCCTGTCAAACAAAACGATCATCATATGGATAGTGATCGATATTTCATCAACACCATTGTTTCCAAAAAAGAAAACGTCATAGATAGTGTGGTGATATTATGAGAGAAAAAGTGATTGTCGACAACGTTCATATTGCGAAAAGGGAAGAGCCGAAAAGCAAACAGCTGCAAGCGGACGCCTTTTCGAACCTGTATATGGAAAAAGGGCTTGTCAGGCCTCTATATTCTTTAGAGTCTTTGTTAAGGATGAGAGAAGAAAATCCCATTCATGGTGCTTGTATCGATGCAAAGGTTGCCGATATCGCCGGAATGGGATTTTATTTTGCCCCTGAAGAGGAAATTGCGCAGCCAAATCAAGCACAGTATCAAATGTTAAAGGAATTCACGCGTCGTGCAAATGATGATATGACCTTTTTAGAATTGCTGCGCGCTTTTTGGGATGACTATGAAACACTTGGATGGGGCATCATCGAAATCGTTCGCTATGGCGATGGGACACCTGCTGAATTGTATCATGTACCAGGACATACAGTGAGGGCGCACCGCGATGGCATTCGCTTTGCTCTGCATGTGGATGGTACATATCGCTGGTTTAAGCGCATCGGCACTGAGCAGCATTTTGATATGGAAACAGGTGAGCCTGTTCAGCATGTGTCAGATGAGCAGGCTGCTGGCGAAGTATTGGTTATCCGCAAGTACAATAGCCGCTCAAGCTTTTATGGTGTCCCTGACTATGTGACGGCGCTTGGCACGATTGCCGGTTCGCAGGCAGTAAGGGATTATAACTTAGAATTTTTCAGCGGCAAAACAATACCTGATACCGTATTAACGTTAGAAGGCGTTGATGGCGTATCTGATAAAGTGTCTGCTGAATTAAAAGCATTTTTCAGCTCTTCAGTCAAAGGACAGCACCATAAGCTCGCGATTTTGCCTTTGAGAGGGAATACGTCCAGTCCCGTCAAGGCTAATTTTCAAAAAATAACGCCAGACGTAAAAGAAGCATCCTTCCGTTTATATCGCCATGATAATGCGATTGAAATTTGTGTTGCGCATCGTGTGCCGCCATATCGCATTGGCTGGCCGATTGTCGGGGGACTGGGAGGCAGTACAGCTGGGGAGATGAACGAAATTTACAAACGATCTGTCATCGAGCCTGGGCAGGAAATATTAGAGGATCGCTTAAATCAGCAGTTGTTTTCATTGTTTCACGATCGATTAGATTGGAAATTCGAGCTGAATGAAATTGATCTCGATGATGACGACAAAAAGCTGGAATACAATGTGAAAGGCGTTGCGAGCGGCCTCTTGTCGCCAAATGAAGCGCGGGCAAATATTGGCTATGAGCGCTACCCTGAAGGTGATCTATTTTACATGCCATCCTCCTTTCAACGAACAGGAAAAGATGTTGTGATTAAGCATGATGCAAATAACAGCGATGATGATTAGCTTTTAAAGGAGGTGATCGTGATGGCAATAGAACTAAGGAATGTCCAGATTAGTCATATTTCGCTCGTTGACAAAGGTGCAAATGGCCGCACTTTTGCCATTATAAAAGCGGAAGGAGATCCAACGATAGAAAAGCAAGTTTCTATCTTGAAGCACGATGAAGAGAAACGGCTCGTCACTGGTGTTGTTTACGAACCCAATGTTCCCGACAGCCATGGAGAATTCATGACCGCAGATGAAATCGAGAAGACAGCGCATCAGTTTATGAAAGATGCCCGCAATGTAGACTTAGCCCATAATTTTGCCAGCGGGTATGGCGAGGTAATCGAGTCATACGTTGCGAAATCGGATCATTATGTCGGAAACCAGCTCGTAAAAAAGGGCTCATGGGTCGCTTCCGTTTATGTCATCGATGATGATGCTTGGCATCGGATTAAAAAAGGGGAAATCACCTCTTTTAGCATGGGGGGCTTTGGTGAACGCGTCGTGAAAAGCGAGGAAGAACAGAAAAGCATTGTCGCTGCTATTGTAGAAGGAATCAAGAAAGTTCTTTCCACTTCAAAAAGCGAGGAAGATGATGCTGACAATGTATCTTCTGCTTGCAGGGAGGAGTTCGCTGCATTTGCAGCTATTTATAATGAAGAGCTGTCTTCTAAAGCTCCGAACTTCGACCGTCTCGTTACAGCTGCTCAGAAGATGGAGGCGGCATTTCTGGAGATCGAAAAGCACGGAGCATTACCGAAACAGGATGAGGAAAAACGTAAAAATGCCATTAAAAAAACAGCATTAGAGGAGGTAATCGCTTTGACAGAGGAACAATTGCAAGCAGTTATTAGAGAGGCGCTCGAACCAATTCAGGAGCGCTTAACAATGCTTGAAGATAAAATAGGCGCACCAGATGAAACAGAAGAGATTAAAAAAGAACATCTCACGGCCGCATTACGAGCTGTGATGAAAGCAGAAATGGCGCCAATTAACGAGCGCATCGAGCGTATGGAGAGATTAAAAGGCATTAAAAAATCAATGTATACATCAGGAGAAGGCCAAGAAACATCCGTATGGTCTGGATTACTGTAAAGAAGGAGGAAGAACGTGATGGCAAAGACGAATCAAGAAATATTAAAAACGATCACAACTGGTGATTTGAAATCCCCTGGGGCAGGCTACTTGAATCCATATCAAGCCGATAAATTTTTGCGAATGGCATATGAAGCGACGCCATTTAACAAGTTGCATCGCAAAGTCAAACGTACGCAGAAAAAAGGTGAAATTGATAAAATCGCGATTGGCGGCCGTTTGCTGCGAAAGAAAACGGAAAACACCGATGATGGATACCGTGCTGATGTTCAAACAGCAAAAATTGAATATAGTACGGTTCCAATCCGTTTGCCTTGGGAAATCACCGAGGAAACGCTGCGGGAAAATATTGAGGGGGAAAACTTTGAAGATGTTGTCATGGAAATGATGACAACGCAATTTGGCATCGATATTGAAGATTTACATTGGAATGGCGACACAGATTCAAGTGATCCGTTTATTTCCATTAATGACGGATGGCGGAAGAAAATCTTGGCACCAGGGTCGGGCGCTCATCTAATTGATATGAATGCTTCCCCATATCATGGTGTTGGCTTCGGAAAAACAGTACTATTCGGCGCTGTCAATGCGCTGCCAAATAAATATCGCGGCCAGAACTTGCGGTGGTTGATGTCGCCATTAAATCGCATGAAATACATTGAATATATGACACATCGTGCGACTGGCGCTGGTGACAACGCCCTGCTGGCAGCCGGCGCCCAAGTAAATACGCCGCTTGGCTATGAAATTGTGGAAATTCCGCAAATGCCAGATGATATGATCGTTTTATCCGACCCGCAAAACTTTATTGCGGTAAATACGTATGATATTCGGATTCGAAAAACAACCGAAGGCAGAGAAGCCATTATGGAGGATAAACGTTTTTACGTTGTCCATGTCGATGACGATGTGATCATTCAAGAAATGGATGCAATAGCAGTCATTAAAAACGTCGATACAAGTCAATTAGAAACAGTATAGGGAGCAAAGGAAGATGCAAAAGTTAAAACTAACGAAAATAGGCAGCTATAACGGAATTAAAAAAGGTCAGGTCGTAGAATTAGAAAAAGAAGCCGCGGCTTTTTTATTAGCTACTCATTATTTTGAACTTGCCGATAAAGACGAAGCAATTACAGGCTCTTTTACAGAGACGGATGCAATAACAAGTAATGAAGGGAAAAAAATAAAGAAACAAAAATCTCGCACCGCCGCTAAACAGACAGCAAAGAAATTGCAAGCCGAGAACAAGGAAGATTCATCATGTATATAACGGCAGTGGAACTGAGAAGCCGAATCAAGTCTGATCTGCCAGATGAAGTTTTCGAACAAGTCATTGCGGAATCGACGGCCATGATTCACGCCTATTTAGGCTGTAAACCTGCCAATCCAATGACGGAAACGATGAAGGTTGACCGTAAGGCATGGCTCACATTTGAGCCTGCTTCCATTATCAGTATAAGAGATACGCGAAAAAACGTCGTAGTTCATCCAAGTAGATACGAGTTCATTTATCGCATCGTGGAAGGGCTTCGACCAGGGCGATATGAAATTGCATATGAAATCAAGCATTTTGAGGATATGATGGCTGTCATTCGCGGCGTCTGTGCAGACTTGTCCGCCTTTTTTATCATGCAAAACAACGAGACTGCAGACGGAGTCGATCTGAAGAGCGAGAAGATAGGAGACTATCAATATGTCCGTGGCTCGGTATATGAGGATGTCGATAGTAAAAGGGTGTTCGTGCGAACGACACTTGATAGATTGAGCAGTTATATTGGTGTGAAAGCGGCTGTTGCCCTATGAGTTTCCAACGCTTGCTAAATGAGACAATGGCGATAGTCCGAAAAAAACGAGTGAAGAATCCTGTTGGAGGATGGACAGAAACTGACATGCAAATCGCTGCAGACACTCCTTGCCGTCTATCAAGCGTCAGCTCTGCCCGCGTCGGTAATCAACAAAAAATTGAACAGCAAAGAGAAAACTACGAAGCCGATCATGTGATCTTTTGTTTACCTGATGTAGATATTCAAGAAGGGGATCAAGTGGCGATTCGCGATCAGTTATTTGAAGTAACTGGTTGGTTCGAACCTTCACTTAAACGCCATCATCTTGAAATTCCAGTGCTGCGAAAGAGGAGGGATGAAGCATGAGCTTCCATATCACATATAAAAATGATATTTCAAAAGCCATCAATGGGATCAAAGAAGAAATGGAGGAAAGGCTCAAAAAAGCATCTATCCATTTTGTAAAGGAAACACAGAAGAAACTATCACGGGAACATTCTGGAAGTAAAACGCAAAGAGCTACAGCAGGAGAAGCGACGGCAGCTCAATTCGAAGCACTTAAAAGCAGCATGCAATATCAGATAAACGATGACGAAGAGCAGCTCATCAGTGCGATCGGAACAGATAGCGAAATTGCTCCATCTGTAGAATATGGAACGAGCAGCATGGCTGCCCGCCCTTTTTTTCATCCTGTGAAAGAAGAGCAGTTGCAGACAATAAAAGACTTGCTTGCTGGTAAGAAAACATGATCAACGTCTTAAGTAAATTAAATGAGCTGATCACAACGGATGAGCATGTCCAATCCCATTTCGACGTTCCTGTTGCAGAAAGGATCGCGTTTGGTGCTGCTCCAGAAGCGTTCGCCATGCCCTATATCATACTCGGCACACAATCAAACGTTCAGGAAGATCCTGGCATTAACGATCGAATGATCTATCACGTTGATGTATATGTAGATAGAGGCGATATCGTACTGGCAGACTGGATTGTAAAGAGCATTGAAAAAGCGCTGCATTTTAAAAGATTGCAAGCAATAGGAATTGGTATTTTTCGCGAAAGTAAAGTTGTCATACCTGATAACCCAGGCATCGTGCACATTCATATGAAATTTTTGGTTCGTCACTTTAGAACGGACCTTTTTTCACACATCTAACTACTCTAGAGGTAAGTGATGGGAAGTGAGAAACGGGAAGAGAGGACTTTGATCTTATCTCTTCCTTTTGTTTTAATCAATGTCTGGTTGTTTCGGGCCGGCAGGATAAGGAAAGCTTCTTGAATCAGCATCGCACGAAGAAAAAGCGGTTTTCTTTTTCGAGGACGCCTGCGATCTTAGTCTTTGTTCTACTTCTTATCAGTGGAGAATGAGAGGAAACCCCACTGATAGAAGTACACTTTATTTGAGGAGGGATTTTTTTATGGCATATCAAATGCTGACAGGGATTACAAAAGATACACCTAAAAACTTAGCGATTGGGCCAGGAATGGTGATGATTGATTTTTCATCTCCTGATCCTGGCAAATGGGGTACATCCCTTGGAGCGACTAAAGGCGGCAATAAATTTAACTTAGAAACAGAATGGCATGTTGCAGAACCTGATGGCTTGTTAGGTCCTGTGCTTGGGATGCGGTGGTTGACAAAGATGGTTCCATCTATTGAAGTGAATTTGATGGAAATGACAAAAGAGTCGTTTATGGCTGCACTTCCTGGTTCCGTCTTCAAGACTTGTCCAGATGGAAAATATGAAGTTGTAGGACATGAAGGAGAGGTATTTCCATCGCAATTTAGAAATGTTGCGTTGATTGGCAATATTACCGGGAAAAAAGAGCCTGTTATTATTGGAATTCGAAATGCAATGGCTGTTGATCCAGTAGAAATCAATATGGGAACAGGGAAGGAAGACGTTGTCTTAAAAGTAAAATTTGTTGGCCACTTTGCCCCTGAAAATCCTTACGATGTCCCTTATTGCATTTATTATCCGCTTGAGGAGTTGGCTGGATTTGAAGGTGCGCCTGATCCATGTGGATGTACTAAACAAGATGAGATAGGTGATCTTGATGATTACAGACTAGATGGCGCCATCATTGCACCTGAAGCAGACCCACCTGAGGGTAATTATCATGGAACACAAAGTATCAAACTGATAACAACTGAGCCAAATTCAAAAATTTACTATGTGTTAAACGATAAACCGGGAGAGGCTGGTCCTACACTAACAAGTAGTGTTTACACAAAGCCAATCTCTTTATCAGAATCGAAAGTGATTTCTACTGTCATTGTAACGAATGACAATAGACGTTCCCCTGTTTACGAATTTAATTATATTATTGGCAAGGAGTGATTTTTATGGAAAAAATGATGCGAGTAGCAAAAACAATCGAAGTAGAAGGAAAAGAGTACGACGTCCGTAAGTTAACAAATGCGGACGTTTTTTCATGCTTATCGATGCTTGGAAAAATTGGTGCGGAGGCATTTGCTGATTTGAATGTGGAAGAACAGGACGACGTGAAGGAGGCAGGCTTCAACCTCTTTATGCGTTTAGTCGGATCAGAAAGCACTGAAAAGGAATTGAATAAATTTTTAGGATCATTAATCGGCGTAAGCGGAGATGCATTTCGGGAAATGCCGCCATATGTGATGACCGAAATTATGGAAATGGTGCTGGAAGATGAAGGTATGAAGCGTTTTTTGGACAGTGGCAAGGCACTAACAGTGCTGATCAGCAACCTTCGCAAGAAAAAATAGAAGAGGCTATCTATTCGGCAATCGATGAAATCCAGATGCGTTACAGCTGGACAGATGAATACGTACTGAACTTGCCTTATGCTCGGACACTTCAACTTACTGAAGTGATTTTGGCGAAAAAGTCACAAGCAGAAAAGCAAAAAGATATTCGCGCAGCGATGATTGCTTACTTAGTGAATCCTCCACAAGAGGATATGAATTTTGAACAATACTTGCATCATTTAGGGATTGGAGAGAAAAAAGTGGATGAATCCACCTTTTCTGATCCGACAACAAGAGAGGAAGCCGAATCAATCGCAGCGAACATTAAAAAGCTTTTCGAAGGAGAGGTGAAGTAGCGTATGTTTGGAGAAGTTTTTCAGCTGTTTGGAACCATTGCTATTAACACAAATGAAGCAATAAAGGACTTGGATCTCTTTTCTCAAAAATTGTCTCAAGTTGCGGCAAGCACCTCGATAGCGGGACTTAAAATAAGCGAATCGTTCCACCTTTCTGGAGAAACGATGCAGCAGACAGCAATGATTTCCAAACAATTGGAACAAGTGGGTGTATTAGCTGTTAAAACAAGTGCAGATTTTGATGACATGATGTCTAGTGTTGCAGCAACATCAAGCGTAATGACGACCAAATTAGTGACACTGCAATCATTCACCAGTGGAATAGGCGCATCTGCAGCAAATAGTACAGAAGAGGCAGCTGATGCGCTTGGTGTTTTAGAAATGTCCGGCATGGGAGCTGAACAAATGTTGGGAGAGCTTCCTAATATGTTTAACCGAACAGCAGCAGGCAGCACCGATCTTACGGGTACTGCTGAAGCGCTTTCTGATAGGATCCAAGTGATCGAATTGCAAGTGAAGCAGGCTGGTGAAACAGCTCATGAGCTTTCAACAGCAATGATGAAGACGAATACAGTCTTGGAAACAATCGCGAAGACGTTCGTATATACAGCCAATATCGCGAGACAATTGAACATTCAATTGAAAGATGTCGTCGCAATGTCAGCAATGATGGCTGAAGCCGGCTTAAAGTGCCAGCAGGCTGGCATGGCAATGAATAATCATTTCAGAAGCTTAGCAGCTCCAACGTTAGAAGCAGCAGCTGCATTGAATGGGCTAAGTATAACCATCATCTCGGCAGAAGGCAGCATGAGCAGCATGCTTTCGACTATGTTGAAGTTGGCGAGTACTTCTCAAAGCTTTTCTACAGCTGCTGTATTCATGCAGAAAGAGGCAATCACTGGCAAAGAAGCGATGCTTGCATGGCTGATGATCGTAAAACTTGCTCCTAGCGAATTCATCAAGTTTTCCGCAGCACTTGCAGCAACTGCTATTTCTGTAAAGGCAGATGCTGACCAAGTAAATAACGGTGTAAATGATGCTTTTACCCGTATGACAGCTGTATTAAACGATGTAAAGCAAGAGATAGATCAAGTTTCAAATCCAATAAAGGATGTTGCGTTTGAGGTAGTAGCCTATTTAGCGAGGGCATTTTCCAACCTTGACAGTGAAACGAAAAATGTCATTCTCACAATTGGTGTTTTTGCAAATGACATCATTCAAACGATCTTTGCTTTAGATTCATTTATAGATAAAGTGAATCAGCTGCTCGATTTTCCAGAAAAAGTAATGAAATTGGTAACTCGATTGTCAAGTGTGACAGGGATACTTGGAAAAGTAGGCGGCGCTATTGCCAACCTTGCTGGATTGTTAACGAATCCTTGGGTCATTGGTATTGCATTAATCGTTAGTTTAATTATTGGCTTAGTTTATATAATCGTTACTAATTGGGACGCGATAAAAGAAGTAACAGAACGAGTTTTTTCAGCTATAGGTGCGTTTCTTTCGAACATATGGGTAAACATCAAAGAATTTATTCTCACAACAGTCGCTAGCATTGTAGAAGATTTAGTGAGCGGAATGGTACGAATACAAACGACCGTTTCTACTGCAATGAATGCAGTTTATAAGATCATATCAAAGACCTGGAACAATGTGTTGAAGACGATAAACAAAGTATTAAAGGCTATTCCAACTGCCATATCAAAACAAATGTCCAAAGCGGTAGTATCATTATCAAAATTTGGTACAAAATTTGCCTCGATTGGTAAACACATTATCAACGGATTGATTAATGGAATGAAATCTAAGATGAAAAGTGTAATGAATACCGTTTCCAATATAGGTGGAAACATAAAACGAGAATTTAAGAAACTTTTTAAAATTAAATCTCCTTCAAAGGTCTTCTTTGAATATGGCCAATTCATTGGCGAAGGGTTAGAAATAGGAATGCAACAGTACTTGCCTAAAATCGAAAATGCAACGAAAGCGATGGCAAACAAAGTGAAAGATGGCTTTGATGCAATCGGGCAATTAGGACTTACCGTTTCTGGAGATGCTGTCGTGGAAGATGGAAGAGAGCCTCTCAGTGAGAATATAATGGGTCAAGGCATCGCAAAAATAGCCGGCAAAATAAAGGAAAGCCTTAGTATGTTAAACCATTTAGGGCTCTCTATTTCAAGAATGCCAAGCAGCGAAATGGCTTTTGCTTCACATGCAAATTTAAGAATAGAAAGACAACCACATTTTTTACAGCAGGTGCAAAACAGCACATATAACCAAGAAACTAGTAAGTCGGTTGTAATTGAAAATGCGAATTTCGAGGTAAACATTGATAAATTAGAAAACGCTGAGGATTTTTATAAATTTCGTCGAACTTTACAAACAGTTGTTGCTGATGATTTATTCGGAGAGGCGGTTAGGAAATTGTAGAGGTGAGTCTGATGTTAAATAAACAATATCAATTTAGGCAGTTATATAGAAGGTTCGTAAATTTTGTTGATGAACCAGAAGTGATTGAGTTTCCAAAAAAGCATGAGGCTACCTACCACCATGTTTACCCTGGGTGGCTTGCTTTTGATTTTTTTTGCAATGTTGAGATGAATCCTGACGGTGCGTTGCCAAAGGCCAATTTGCTATTTAAAATTGATGGTGTTGAAAAAATGCGCTGGAGAGCAGATTGGCCATGGACTCGATACTATCATTATGTTGATAGCGGTGCACATACCTATACGTTTGAAACGGAAGGATATAAAAAAGGTGATGTTGCGAAAATTCGTCATATCAATGCTACAGAATTTCATCTATGTAGTGAAATAGCGATGATTGAACAGGCCACAATGCCTAAAGGATTGCAGACTGTCAACTCTATTCCAGTTTTAAATGGGTATGACCGTTACCAATCTTCTAGTATTCGAGGATGTGAGCAAGAATTTACTTGTATAATAAAAGAGACAAAAAATTGGCAACACTTTATGGACAAAATCTTGAATTACTATATTTTAAAAAGCAACGAAGGTCTATATGGAGGAATAATAAAAACCGATGATGTGCAAACGATAAAAAAAGGACACGATTTGTATTTGGTGAAATGTACATTTTTGTCTGATTCTAAGGCAGGTGTAGGGCATTGAGGCCAATAAACCACCAGCTCCTTCAGTTTCTATCGATGAGGCATCAAGTTGCAGAGCGTGAGCCGAGTGCCAGTGTTTTTATCATAAATCCCAATAGTGGAGAACGAATGAGAGTTGATCGCGTTTTTTCTGTTGATCTTGACCGAGATGCCGAAGCGCGGGCTATGAGCTTTCGTTTTTCAGCTGACAACACATCGGGGTGGCTTTCTCCTGATTACGATCCTAAAAAGCTTGATGATGCAGTTATTAATAAGATATTTAATCGTGGGAATCCGTGGGGAAATCCTTGGGCTAGTATGAATGGGAAAAAGATATTCTGGCCTAACACGAAAGTAGAAATACACTTAGGTTATGGGGATGAGCAGTTGCCGCAATTAGTTGGGTATATCGATGACATTCAAATAAATGCTGAATCTGCAACTATTTCAGTACAAGGAAGGTCATTATATAAACGCATCATTGAAGGAACTGCTCCTGAAGAGATTACGTACAAGGATCATTATGCTGAGGAAATCATTGTGGATCTACATAAGCGAGCTGGGGTTCCTATTACTGCCGATCAAATTTTGCTGCCGACTGGCGAACGATATAAAATCAAAGAATTTAAAATTGAACGAGCAGAAGCATGGGAAAGTGCAGTTAGTAAACTGCTAGAGGGGACATATTCGTATATCAAAACGGGTTATGACGGTTCAAGCATTCTAAAACAAATTCCACAATATGACCAAGTTGTGGACAAAGCAGTTCATATTTTAGATGAGGCACACAATCTTACGAAACTAGGGTATAAAATCACGGACTACGATATTTACAACAGATTAACTTTTAAAATTGAAGAAGAAGTTGAAACTGAAGAGGTTGACAAACAGGAAAACGAGGACAAGACAACAAAAATCACTCGCTATGAGTCTTTTGATAATCAAACGTTTAGAGATGTATTTTGCGGAGGCCAGGTTCGAGAAGATATTATAAACATTCCCTGGGCTGATACTTTTGCAAAGCGTGAGTTAGCAGCAAAAGCTTTATTTAGAAAGTTTCGCCAGCGTTATCGAACAATGTCTGTCTCTGCAGTAGGACATCCTGCACTAGAAATTTATGATTTGTGCGGTGTTCGGGATCATATTTCGACTGCGAGTCAACGCTACTACATTAAAGCAATAAGAACTACTTTTTCAGAGCAAGGTTACTTTGATTTGATAGAATTAGAGTTTCCGTAAAGGAGCGATTGCATGATGATTCCTGAGAGTAGGAATTTATACGACCCTATTGTGTATATTTTGAAGCGGTTAAATAAAGAGACAATTGGAAGTGGAAGCAAAGACAATAGTGGAAACTCAGATTCTTGCTGTACATGCTTAGATGTTGATGTTGATCATTTAACACCTGAATGGAAAAGAAATCGAATAACAAAGCTGACAGGTATAAAAGATGGGAAGATCTTATATGAAGTGATGTTTCAATACGGAAAAAATAGATTAATCGAGAAAATCACTTCTATATGTGCAACTGGATACAAAGAGATTGTTACTTTTGAATATCAAAGGTATAAAATCATCAATATACATGTTGAATCGAATGGCGTTAACTCAAAGTTAGATGTCATGAGTAAAAATCATGCTAGAGAAAGATCAATAAATACGATTCATATGATCGACGCGTAGGAGATGACAATTTTGGGGAGATTTAACTCTACTTATATGGTTGATGGCAGGTTGCAATATCCGTTTTTTCCATCAATGCCGGTTCCTTATATTAAAGGAAATAGATTTGAGGTTTCAAATGAAGGGGAGGCAATCAGCGATTCTTATATGATGCCGTTTGATGCTGAATTGACGGGCATCGCAGTAGCTTGCAACAAGTACAATGATGAAGACTATTGGAGTCTCAAAGTTAACGATGAGCTCATTTTAGAAACTATTTACACCAAGGAACTTCCTGAAGGTGTTTTTTTTATGGCTGTTATTCCTGTTAGTAGAGGTGCAGAAATTAAATTTATTTTTAACAATAAAAGTGGTATATCCAAAAGTGTTTGGTATAACTTACAATTTTTAAGAGATTAGGAGGTCAAAACATGCCTTACATCAGAGGAGTTTGGACAGAAGGAAGCTTATTGGAAGATGTTGAAAAAACCATCTCTGAATATGGCTGGAAGAAGGAATTAACATTTAAAAAGGCAGTGATTGCTTTAGATTGGTTTCAACCGCGCCCTTGTCCGAATCCCAGCACTAGTGCAATAAATGCATATCATCATCAACCGATCGCGATTGAAGTCGCTACCCATGCGATCTTCAAATCGCCCTATGGGATGTACTACGGCTTAGCTCGCTGTGCGGGTTTTTCAATAAAAAGACCTGAAATACCTGCAGAGCTGCTTGATGCAGAAGGTCCGTTAGAAGGTTTTGCCCCATGGATATCAAAAATTGCTAAAGGCAGGGAACGATATTCACAGATTATTATGTATATGGCAGAGAAATTGCCAAGCATTGCAGATAACGACGCGATTTCAATTGTTTGGGACAATGATTTACGGCGTGCTGCCCTTGATATTGAAGTGATAGAAACGAGAGTTCAATCTTTGCCTGTTTCATCTAATGGATGCCCTGCTCAAAAGGAAGTGAAGATTGTTGAATCCGATCCAACAGTCTATCAATCACCATTCACTATTGTGAATACTAGAGTACCTACATTAGAAAAAGTGAGTGACAAATACCAAATTGAAACGGAATTTGACGGAAAAGGCACCGTTTATGAAGCGAATTGGTGGCCGGATAGCCAGATTCGATACGAAGGATGGATTGATTCAGAAGATGGATTTATCTTAGTAGCGCAAGCTGATCCTGCAAGTGCGTATGATAAGAATAATGTCCCTTCGTTTCCCTGGTATTGGGGGAAAATTACTCCATTTGATGAAAATGATAAAGGCACGTCAGCAATGTTCGCTGGGACTGCAATCAATACCGAATCTGAGAACTTCGATTATAACAGTACAACGAGACTTCGCCAACAAAGCGACCTATCAATGATGCCGCTTAAAAAGGGGTATCAGCATTATCCAGGAAATGGTATTGACTCCATCACTGTTCATAAGACAAAATTCGGTTCTAAGTATCAAGCTCATTACTTCTCGTGGAGTGCAGATCCGAATAGTATGCCACCCGTTCGTGACAACAAAGGCAGAACGTATCCTGATGCATATAACCAATTTAATACGAGTCCATTCAATTATCAGCACAATCCATCAAGATATAGCAATAAAGTTCATTCAACAGTTCCTTACGTTATGCATCCAGAGGAAGGCCCACGGGGTTATTTAGAAAAGTCCATTTTAATGAACAGCCTTTCACTCAGAAATGGAACGAAATTGAGAAATAGAATTCAAACTTGTCCAGACCTATTTGATGTTTACCGCTTTATTCTACCTACTGCGGTTTCACCGATAACGAAGCGTCCTGGTACAGCGTATAGACCAGCTGGTTTAGGAATTATGATGGAAGAAGGTGTGGAATAATGGCATGGTACGATAGGGAAATCCCTGCTGTCCTGATGGGGGAAGACTTAGGCAGTCAGCTAGAGAAGAACGGATGGAATCTGAGGCTTAAACAGCGCTTGCATAACGGGAAAAACTATGCAGAAGTTAGATTATTTGAATCACAAGGGTCAGATGATGAAATACGTAAACTTGGATTAGTAATTGGCTATAACAAAGACAATCGGCAATATGGAGATCATCAAATGATCCCAAGAGATTCTCCACTTGGAAAAATTGGCGTAGGGGATGGAGAAAAAACTGTATTTAAAATACCGATCTACCCTGTAGATACAACTTTCTTTGATTTGTTCCTAGATACAGTGCACTTAACAGAAAATGACTACACCATTGATGCGGAGAAAGGGATTATCACGTTTAACAATCCTGTTCCTGCGAGTACAGTTATTACGGCTGATTATAAGGCAGCAGATAACGCAATCGAACCAGGCGTAAGCATGACCGTTTTTACTTATCATTTCCTTGCCCCTGTTGACAGTCCTGTTGATGAAGCATTTGGTAGACTAATCGACGTTCAGACAGCAAAATCATTCGATGGTGATTCTCCAACATCGATGATGGATGCAGTCTTTGATCATTATACATTTATGATGCCATCGCCGCCGACAGTTATATCACTGCTAGCAAACAAAGCTGATATGGGACGAGCTTATAAACGTGATTCTTTATTCAAGCATTGGGGGAACATGAATCGTGACCGAGTCATTTTGTTCGCTCGGATTGATGGAGGTGCAAATGCAGATAAAGCTTTCTTTGCGCCATTTTATTTCGGTCGATTGTGGTTATTCGGCGGCGATCATAAACCAATGAGGAATACAGCTATTTTTGGGGGCTGTTCGTCACAAGATGAAATTAAAGCAAAAACATTAGGCAAATCAAATCTTGATTATGGTGAACATACTACAAATGGGAATAGCGGTGTTCAGTTGCATCAATCAATTGGCGGCATCTATTATCAGAGACATTATTTCTCATTCATTACTCATGATATTAGCGCTGAAACTGCTAATGGAGATGCTTCATACAATCCATCAGCATATACTGACAGTTACCACTTATCCAGACTAGCGATCACTCATCCAAACGACGGCAAGGTTGGGCTGGTGGATGATGTGTATGCAACTCACGTAAAGTCACTCAGCCAGTTTGATGAATTGACAGTGGAAGAAGAGGTAAAGCTTGAGTTTATTGGAACAGGGACTGGATCACGACGAGTGTTCCATACACCGCATCGGCCGAAAACTGATTTTAACTTAACAGTCGGATGTCAACAAGTGACCAAATATGTTTTTAACCTTGAGACGAAGGCAATCACGATGGACACTCCACCTGAATCAGGAGATGAAGTTGTGGCCTCTTATGGGTTTAGTCAAATGTACCAGTTCCATGCACCGACTACTCCGATAACACCATTTTTACTAAGTAATTTGACACCATATCATCCTTCTGGAATTGCGATTCTAAAAAAGGTTAACTAAGTTGATAGGGGTGGCGAAAGTGAAACAGACTTTTTATCCACTTACCTTTACCACCCGGTCGCAAGGGAGATATGCCATTTCTTGTGACCTCCAGTTCAAAAATAAGCGCTATGGCATTCTAACGAATAAGTGTGAAGATCATCGCTACGCCATTACATGGAAACCAAAACCGCAAAGGCGGTACCTAATTTCTACCAAACCATGCACACTGACTAGAAGATATGCATTTGAATGCTGGCCTCAATTAACATGGTCAGAATTGAATTTGCAATTTCTAATCACTGTTGATCCTCACTGTGAGTTTGAAACAAATATTGAAAGGTTTTCGCCGATTAAACTTGAAAGAGAGATTGACATTGTCGTAGCATCGTCAATGACATTTAAGAAAAAGGATAACATTAATGAACTCAACCTTGGTCGGACATCAGCAATGTTTCCTTCAGATAAGCACATTGAAATCATCGAGCAGCATCCATTTCAAACGTCTCATGCCCTTCTTTATATTCAAAAAGGCGTAAAAACTAAAATACCCAATGAAATCAAGATGGAAATCGACCGTGCGGCAGATTCAGCATTACCGAATGCGGAGCTGGAAACGAAGATAGAAACGCAATACGAGGAAACGCTACAGATTTCTGAAGATGTGCTAATCGAACAATGGGAAGAGATAGGTGCTAACCATCACGAAAGTGTAGCCATCGAGAACTTAAATGAAATTAACTTTCCGTTCGAACACGATACCGAAATAGTAGAGATATCCGCAGTGGATAAAATACCTGAAATAGAAGTCAATATTGGAGAGTCTTCTAAAGTAAGACTACCTGATCGATTCATTCAAATTGACAAATTAGTAATTCCAGATCGTAAGGATACTGTCGGAATTCAAATGGAACAAGTCGAGAAGGTAAATGGTAAATTATTTGCATTTGATTTGCATTGTGAAAAGGGAATGCATAGCTTTAAGGAATTTATATTAGGAATGAATGTAGAAAAAAGTGCGGCAAGTGGGTTAGTAACGATAGAAAACCTTGATAATCGTGAATTTCCTTTATCGGCAAGAATGTCCACAAATATTGCTGTTATTCTTAACGAACTAGAGCAATCATCAATAGAAACTAGTGATCAACTGATGAATTGCAGGCCTATTTATGGGAACCTAATGACTGAAAATGAGATGAAATTACTGTCTCCTACATGGGGTAAATTCGCTACGGCATTCTTCATAAAACAAGCGATTCCCAGATGGGGAACCTTTGACAAATCCTTAAATGTCTACTCTCATTCTCTTCAGAATGGTCAAGTATTCACATCATTCGACCTATATAAGGAGATGCCAGCATGGGCGCAATCGGAAACCCAACGGATTGCTTATCTAGACAAGCCGCAACGAAGTGCAATTACTGCGGTTTATAACAGTATTTTGCTGCCAACAGAGAAGGGAATGATAAACCGCAGCTTCATCACTGACCCTGACGAACCCGATTATGGGAAGTTTATTTCGACATTCGAAATTTTAAAACAAATTTATCATTTAGGAAAGGACTCACCAACGGCTGCTGTAAAGCTGGACAACCCTCATTTGGCTCAATTTATTACAACACACTCATTGCATTTAGGGAAACCTAGCGGAGTTGAATGGGTACCGCCAAACTTGACGTTGCAACTTGAACAACCAACTTGGGCTGACCTGATTACCTTTTTCTACACGTATTTAGACCCAATGATCGTGAATAAACTTCCGAAACTACCGTCAGAAGAACGGAAACGAATTTGGCTGATAATGGGGAGACCGTATTTTTGGAGTGGCTGGAATTGGAGAAAAACGAGGTGATAACTTGCGATTGTATAGACATTCAAGTGGATTGATCTTTGAAGATCAATTCAATCAACAGCTTGATCCGAAATGGATAGCATCCCCTTCTAAGTTTGTAACATGGCAAGAAAGAAAGGGATTTGCACGACTAAATCGAAATATGAATGATGTATTTCTGCTCATGCAAACTCCAGAGCAGGAAAATTTCATCATGGAAGTGGATGCTGACTATGTCCCGATAAGAGAAAGCGACTTTGGGGGTCTGCTTGTTTGGAAGAATGATAAAGAAAGACTGGAATTTTTAGAAACGGCCGATACTACTGAAACTGAATATTCAAGGTGGAGAGTATCTAAAAATGGTGGCCAATATCATTTTAGTGCATATAAGAACGGTTCTTGGGAGTTAATTGATAGTGCAACACTAGATTCCAAAAAAATAGGAATTGTAGCAAAGGGAGCAACAGGTGCGTTGCTCCCTATTGATGTTGAAAGAGTAACGCTAACATCATCTGATTTGCTCACCGTTACGAATCTTGACCCTGGCTCTACAGTAAACGTTTATATAGAAGAAAAGTTATATCAATCACAGACGCTTGATGGGCAGCAAATAGGGGTTCAATTTAAACTAGACTCCCTTCATATCAATGCAAAAATTGAAATTTTAAAAGGAGAGGAGGTAATTGATTCCTTAACAGGTGTCTTTTATGGCGGAGATGTACTCCAATATGGAACCTTTTTAGAACTACATCATGAAGGTAAACATTTAGACCGTGTTGACCTAAATTTTATGAAACAACTATGCGATAGGAATGGAGCGCAGCTGAGAATTTACAATCCTAACACAGTACCAGCTAAAAACATCCAAGTGACAGTGCAGCAATTTAAAGATAGGTTTGGGTACGAACAAGTCAAACTTTCTTATACGACAAATCCACTTCATGATGTAACCGAACTATCCTTTGCATCTATCGAACCAGGTGAATACGTTGACTTTATGATGAAGGTAGAACTGCAGAATGATACAATCGGCATCGATCTGCCGACATTTTATATTGATATCAATCACGAGTAGGAGATGATCATATGGCAGGAACTAAAATGATTCTAAGGAAATACAAATCTTCTACCAATTACTTAGGGTTGAAACATCTGGAAAAAGTTAATATTGTTGCACCTTTTCAATATACCATTAAATTGGACCACTCACTCCTTATGAAAGATATTGCAGTCTCTGTCTTTGAATATGTTGGAAATCGCGTTTTGCATGATACTGTCACATTTAACAATGAAGACAAGGTTCATTTTGATTCCAATCATCAATTTGTAACCTTAGACAGTCGTTTAAGGTTGCAAGAAAACTATAAATATGAATTCACCTCCATTGAGGAGCGAGAAGATTACGCATTATTTGAAAGTGAAGAAATCGACTTGAACAATTTTGTTGACTTCGAATTTTTACGTGCAACGGAAGAGGATGTACAGCTGAAAGCGCTGCCTCGAGCACAGGTTATCACTCAGAAAAACGATGTTGATTTAAGCGGTGTTAAGTTTATAGAAGAGATCAATTGGCAAGTTGATACAAAGAAATTAGGAGAATGTCTTATTGCTCTAAGCTTTGACGAGGGCAGGACTTGGTACGGTCTTCATGAATCATCATGGATAGAGCTAGACATCTTTGATATACATGCCTTTTATAAAAATGGTATTGATGCTAAAAATCTTCATGAGATTAACGGCACCAAATACCATCTTATTCGTGAGAGTAGTGATAAGTTAAGGTTTGCATTTTTGATCAACAGGCCTTCATTTGATGATCAAGCTAGCAGTTCTTCTATAAAAATATATACATCCCATGCAGGTGAATATATCGTTGCAGATACAAAAAAATATCAATATCGTTATGATGTTGAGAGTAAGACGTTGGTATTTAATTTTAACGAAGCGGGCACATACAGTTTTAATTATGTAGATAGGTAAATAGATAAAGCGGATAAGTTAAGAGATGGATTAGCAACACATTAGATAAAGAAAGGAGTAGGTTATGATTGAAAATCTATGACGCTGGCAAGGTAAAAAGGGCAACTGTTACAACAGAGGAAACAATCTTTGAATTCGAAAAAGCGCAAAGCGGAATCGATATTATCAATTACGGTCCTGGCAATGTCGTGTTTGCTTTAGATAAAGCAGCTTCCTTTGAGAATGTCGATAATATTAAATTAAAAAAAGGCGTCGCTTACGAGTCAAGGCCAGTAAAAAGTGTTAAAAGCATTCATCTTGTAAGCGATGATGAAGCCGAGGTCCAGATCGAGGTGGTGAGGTAATGGGATTCAGACAAGTGATAGGAGGGAATGGAGAAGGCCCAATCAGTGCTGACGATGTTATTGAAACTCGCCAAAAGCAATTCCTTTCAGCTGATAAAAAAGCGCAAATTGATGTCAATACAAGCGATGTTCAATCGGTACTGGAGAGGATATCATCATTAGAAGAAAATGGCGTTATTGGGGAATCTGATGGTCGTATCAAGGTTCATCATGAAGATATGCTAGGATTCCTTGAAGAAAAAATTGACAATGACACAATTCAACTTAGAAATAATAAATTATCTGTCGCTCTTTTGTCAGACTTATTGGCGACTATTGAAGAAATCAATCAGCTTCAAGGCGTTACAGGCAATGTGCAAGCACAAATAGACGCTTTATCAAACATCGGTAATTTTACACAAAGTGTTGCTAGCTTTGGGGAATTAATGACGATTAAAGACATGCAAGCAAATGATATGGTTATCGTTTTATCTGATGAAGCCAAAGAAGATAAGTCGACCATCTACATTTATACAGGTTCATCTTGGCAATTTTCGGGAGAATTTAAAGGCGGTGAGATTAGAGATTTTAAGGAAAAACCTTTGGATATCAATGCAGAAACAAAAGGAATGCTTCAAAAAGGACGCTATGAATCTCCTGAATCTCAAGAAGTATCATACTCAGATCCTAATGGTCAGATGAAATCTAAGAATGTGAGAGATGCTTTATCAGAGCTTTTTCAGCTTGCCAATAGTTTTAAACAAGGTGTCGTAAGCACTATTGGCTTACCATTACAAAATAACGACACTAGAGAAGAAATACTGTCAAAAATTCAGCAGATAAAAACCACGTTAGCATCCAATTTGATGGGTAAAGGAGTTATTGCTTATCCATACAACACATTAAATGAGATGGTAAATAAGGTTAAAAGTATTCCAAATGTGACCATTGGAGGCAATCTTAAAAAGATTACTAAGCTTAATATTGAAGCCCCATATGAACATACGATTACATTAGAGCAGCCTTTAAAAATAGAAGATGTTGCTGTTTCAGTGCTGGAGTATGTTGGGGATGAAGTAGGCGTTACTCACTATGAAGCAGAATATAACAACGGTGAATCAGAGAACTTTGATTACGATAAACGGTTTGTGCAATTTGACGGTCATATGAAGCTAAAAGAAAATCACAGGTATGTGTTAACCTCAATTGAAAAAGTCGAAGAAGATTATGAGTTACTTGAAAGTGAAGAGATTAATTTAAATGACTATGTTGATTTTGGTAATTTAAGCGTAGATAATGATGTGACATTAACAGCGCTACCGCATACTCAAATTATTAAAGCTAGTGGTGATATTGTCATCGCTGGCGTTGAATCAATTGATAAAATGGAATTGATCAATGAATCAAAAAGCAATGGACAAGCATTACTAGCCATTTCGTTTGATAGCGGTGCTTCTTATCATGCTTATAAACAAGGAAAGTGGATTGTAGTTAATGTTAATAGTGTTACCGACTTTCTTCAAAAGGGAATGAACAAAGATGAGGTTAACAAACTTAGTAATGCACATTTAAGAGAATTACGTGGGGAAAGCAATGATATGAGGTTTTCCTATTTATTATCAAGGGATGCTTTTAGTGATGTGGCTTATAACGATAAACTAAAAATTGTCGTAACGATGCAGGGATACAATGTTATTGCTGATACGAAGAAATATAATTATAGCTACGATGCTGGAAGCAGAACGTTGACTTTTCAGTTTAATGATAGTGGTACGTATACTTTTAATTATGTGGATGGTGAATAGAAGTGAAGGAAGTTACGTGGAATCCAAATGATGTGCAGGGCAGCCCTGTATTGTCGAATGAGAATCTGACTGTGAAAATAAGAGGCGGTGTGCCCAAAGAATCAATAAGAGCGACCGAAGGAAAAGATAAAGGTAAATGGTACTGGGAAGTAAAATTTGATAGTACAAGTGACACACCAGACAGATTTCCAGCGTATATTGGGATACTTGATGGTTCATTGCATCCTCCCTTTGTAACTACTCATGAGAGTTTTAGAGCCTATTACCCATTTGTTGGCGGTAGGAAATATCCAGGGAGCGCCGCTTATGGAGAGGATTGTGAAGTTGGGGATATAGTAAGCACTCTCTTAAACTTAGACGAAGGAAATTTAGAGTTCTGGAAAAATGGTAAACGTATGGGAATTTCTCATACGGATTTGCATGAAATAAAAGGTGAAAAATTCCCTGTTTTAGCCACTGGATTCGGATCAAATACAGATTTTATCACAGTGACTGCTAATTTTGGTACTGCTCCATTCCGATATAAGATGCCTGATGGATACAAACCGTATAACCATTCACAAGATATGAAAATAAAAATTATAACGATGAAGTTATGAAAATAAGTCTAAGTACACCAACACTTAAAATTCACAAGTGTTGTTTTTTTATTTTATCAAAGGAGAGATGTTTCAGTATCTTCTGTTGGGTGGAACGGTAAGCAGGCTATTTTGAATGGAAGTATCGTAAATGGAATGCTGATTGGGACTAAAGCTTATGCTCCTGTACGTAATATTGCTTTTAGGATATAAGATTTCTTGGGACGGAAAGATCAATACAGTCTATGTTTCTAAATAATTACAATAAAATTGCTCTTTTAGAGAGGTGAAATTGAATGGCAGAGCCAGCAACAACAGGTAAACGATGTAAAAGAATAGAAGATATGCAGATTGGAGATTATATAAAAGTTCACGGCATTAATAATAAAGGCTATTTTAGCGGAGATGCGGGTAGAAGCGAACTGCCGCTACCATACACTCAAATACCCCAATCACTCGACCGCAGTAATAATTTTTATTTTTACGCTGTAAAGGTAGCTAAAGGACTTTTAGTTGCGGATAGAGTAATAGTTACCATCAAATCAATATCGTGGAGCTACTTTAATACAAAAATGCTTATGCAAGGACATTTACAACCAGATCCGTTTGATGGAAGAACTAAAATATTTGTCCGATCATTGACAGGCGGGGTGGCTTATGCAGATCAAAATGGGAATAAATCAAAGAGAGGATATGAAGGTGGAGGTAGATACGGAAGTGTTTTCGGGGCATGGCCTACAAATAATGAATGGGACAGGTTCATTGTTAATTTCCCCTTAAATAAAGTACAAAAAGGTAAAACATTAGATGATGTATTCCATTGGACGCTTGCTTCGACACTGTGTCAAGACACTACAGGGACTGACGAGTTTATTTATATTGATGGAAATCCTCCTACAGGGAACTCTAAGAACACTAAAATTACGAGAGGAGATAGATCATCATTAAAAGCTTTAAATAGATTTGATCTGAATTATGTAGGATCTATCATTAACGGGTTTAGGCCAGTCTTTGAATATAGAGAATAGAGGTGAATAGTATGACAACATCTAATATCCGAACTTTACATCCAGACGAAGTAATTGATCCTAAAGATTTAACAATAGGAAAACGCATTCGCTGTCATTATCAAGCAAAATCAAATGAGGTTGGAGTGTTCAGTGGTTTAGGTGAAGGGACAAGTGATTTTATTCCTCCTGAAAGTTCAGCCGAACCTAGTGGAGATTTTTATTTTATTTGTGTAGATAGAGACCACCTTGGCAGGTGGAAGTTAATTGCTGATAGGAATATCCAGCATAGTATTAGTTGGGATACGTTGAATAGTGAAGGGATTGCTTCAGGGAGTGGATTAACATTAGATTATCTTGCAGAGAATTATATCCTACAAGATGGGAAATTATTAAACTATGATATTAAAGAAAACGTATCCTATCTTTCTAGCATAGTTTTTAATAACGAATTATATGTATTTACTAGCGAAGCTACTGACGGAGGACTCAATAAAAGATTATTAAGGGTCAAGAAGTTTAATGGTACCAAATGGGTAGACGCTAGCGATGGAGAAAGTTTGAATTTTGATCCTAATGGCAATCCCGGACAGTGTTTTCCTGTTGTATTTAATGGTGAACTTTGTGTTTTCTGGAGTGAATGGTCAAATAGATCCATTCTACGTGCAAAGAAATTAGTGAAAAATAAATGGATTAATTTAGGTTCTCCGTTAAATTATGATCCCACTATGCATTCAGAAATTAAGTCTGTTTGTGTTTATAACAACATTCTTTATATTTTTTTCAGAGAAAACAAGCGACTCCGTTTTAAAAAATATGATGGAATTTATTGGCACCAAGATGATGGCGTAAGGCTTAATTCCTTTGAAGCAAATGCGTTTGTAGACTCTATTGTCTTTAACGATGAGTTATATCTCTTTTGGAACGAAAGGAATAACAATCAAACTTCTATAACTAGAGGGAAGAAATTAAGTGGAGGTAGTTGGAAAACAGCTGATTTCTCATCTCCTCTTAATTTAGATACTGAAAAACATACATTTAGACCTAAATTAGTAGTATATAAAAATGAGTTGTATGTTTTCTTTATTGACGAGTTTATGGAGGGTTCACAATCACTTGTTTGTAAAAAGCTTTCAGGTAATCAATGGAAGCTACTTTCTGATAGTCTAAACTACAATTCAAACAGAAATAGCATTCAAGAAATTAAAACGTATGTGTATAATGATAGACTTTATGTATTCTGGAGAGAGCGTTCTGATAAAGAAAATGAAGGGTATGTAATAAGAGGTAAAATTTTAAATGGTGAATCATTTGTTCCGATAAATAGTAGAGACATTCACTCTTTAAAAGGAGCACGGCCATTTGATTTAGTAGAATTCAATGGCGTGATGCACATACAATTAACCTCCAATGATAATCTAGATGGGAAATATTTACTAAAAGACTTTAGCATAGATTATACGATGGACAAAAGTTTTACCGTTACATCACGACTATTAACTGGCGGCATCTCAACTGGAAATAAAGATAATGAATGGGATAAATATATTGTTAATTCTGATTTAAACGGGACAATAGAAGCAGGAGATAATAATGTTTGGAATTGGAAAAATGTTTTTTCTTGGACTTCAACCTCAGATCATAATGGACTCCGAGTAATCAGGGGACGTACTAGCGTAGAAAGTCGCGCATCTAGTAATTCAAGTATAGTGGCTTCAAGAGCGTTTCGTCCCGTTCTATTAATCGAACCTAAAAATAAAAATAAATCCTTCATCCTATACGAGGGTGAAGCCTACTATTACAATAGCGGCTGGGTAAATTTAGGCGCTATCCCAGATGATACTGAAGCAAAGAAACAACTATTTGAACAGTATGGTATGGAGCATGATATTACTGGCCGGCAGTTGAAGGAGTTAAAGGAAATGCTGTTGGGATAATAAGGTGTCATGAAAATTGCAGCATTGATAGGGAACAAAAAAATTTTATTTTCCAAATGACTCTGGATGAAAACAATTATATAGTTTTACTCTTCTAATGAGAGGTGAAATTGAATGGTAGAATTAAAACCAATCCCACACACCACTATCCCTCGCTCTGAGTTTGATAAATATCCAATTTGGAGTGAAATGAGAAGGTGTGTTGTGCGTGATAATATTACAGTGAATTATTATCTTCATCCTAATGACTCTACTAAAAAAGAAGATGGTACACCAGCAAATTTGATTGGCTCTGATGGACAAGTGATGGTAGAGATAAAAAAGTTTTGGTGGAAGTGGGAAGTTGGAACGATTAAAGGAAAAAGGACGTTTAGATGGTGGATTTCAGACAGACCAAAAGACGGATTTACAGTGCATCCAGCTTTCTATAGAGATAGGGATGGCGATGGTATAGCTGAGGAAGTAGATGAAAGATACTACGGTGCTTACTTAGGTTTTTCTAGTGGTGGTAAGCTAATGAGTAGGACTAGTGTTATCCCTACTGGCCAAAAGACTATTAGCACCTTTAGAACTGAGGCACAGAAAAGAGGTAAAGGTTGGGGGTTAGTCGATTATCATTTACTTCATGCTGTGCAATTGCTTTACCTGTTAGAATACGGACACTTCGACTCTAAAACGAAAATTGGACGTGGCTACGTGGAAGGAAATTCAGAAGTCGTAGATACAGGTAAAACAAATCGGTATGGCAATAAATCTTTCGGAGAGACGACAGGCAAGCATCAATTGTCATATCGTGGGATAGAGGATTTTTGGGGAAATTGTTACTATTGGATTGATGGTATTGTCAGTGATTCGAATCGAAATGTGTTAATAGGCAACGTTAATTTTAATAATAACGGTACTGGATATAAGAAATATGTCATGGAACTTTCCAATAATGTAAATAGCTTTATTGGGGATATTCATGATAATCAAGAGCTTGGATTTCTAATTAAAGAGGGGGGAGGTTCAGCAACGACTAAGTTATATAATTATGTTTATTTGTATTCTTCAAGCGTTGCTGTTTTCGGTGGTCATCGGGCAAGTCGCTCGAATACTGGGGTTTTCAGTCTTCACCTGCTTCATTCCACTTCAAATACGAGATTGGAACTCGGCGCCCGCCTTGCTTGTTAATCAATATTAGATTACATTATAGAATTTATAGAGGTGATAAAATGCCTACCATTGGTTTTGAATGGAATCAGCAGGATGATATTGTCGGACACTTACAATCCGTTCAGTATAAATCCTTCATTCTATACGAGAACGAAGCCTATTATTACAATAACGTCTGGGTAAACCTAGGCGCTATCCCAGATGATGCCGAAGCAAAAAAACAGTTGTTTGAACAGTATGGGATGGAGCATGATATTACTGGCCAGCAGTTGAAGGAATTTAAGAAAATGCTTTTGACTAATAACGGAGAGTAG